CTAACGTAAGCACTATACACTTCCAGTTTGCGACAGGTTGGGTATCGTCACACTTCTTATCTTCGATTTCCATTTCTATAAACTGATATTATTTTTTGTTTGAATTTGATTTGGAACGAAAAAATTCATTCGGTAAAGAATTTAAAATACCCCCTTTCTTTCGATTCTTGTTTTGTACAATAACGTTAGGAACATTCGTCTTATGATAATTCCTTTTTGGTACCATTTTAAATGGTAATGGTGATAATGATTTTGATTTTTTGGTACTGGAATTGGAATTCCGTTTTTTTGACCTTATTTTTTCCATTGCTTTTAGAAGATGATTCATTGTGGTCTCTTTCGTTTTTGAATTAGAACTATTGGGACTGGAATTGGAATGAAATTGTAATCGTTTTCGTACTTTTTTAGAACTATCATTCTCTATTTTCATCTGCTTTAACGCGTTTGATAAAGATATTGTTTTCAATTTTTTGTTGTTAGTCTTGTTAGAAACTATGTTAAAATTTTGTAACAAGTTTCGTTTGGTGTTTGCACGAGATGAATTCTTTTTAGGTGGCATTTATATAAACTAATATTATTTATTTTTTATAAAACTGTTAATCATACGATTTATTATTTTATTATTTTCTTTTGCCTTACGGTTTGCTTCTTCCTTTGCCCTCTTATTAGCTTCTTTCTTTTCTTTCAGCGCTATTAGCGTTTTTATTTTATTCTCTAATTCTTTAATTTTTTTCTTTTCAGCCGGTGAAAGAGACTTTTGTTTTGACGTAGAATAATTAATCATTTGATTACCAAACTTTTTATGATAATTTTCACGTCTATCTTGTGGAGTTGGTTCTCTAATCGCGGATCCTTGATTTTGAATTTTTTTTATTGTTTTTTTAAAAAATTTTTTAATCTTAGTTTGTTTTCTCCTCTTTCCGTTATATGGATCGTTATTACCATTTTCTATTGAAAACGAATACGCATTAGAGTTTTTAACTACACTTTTTATTGGTGATGTATTGGGACTTTTATTAGGTTTTCTTTTGGGTGCCATTTATATAGTCTGAGATTTTTAACCTAATCTAAATCCATTTAAATTTACTAATTTTCTTTCAACGTGTTTAAAGAAATTATCATATTTAATAACATGGAATTTAAAACTATAACATCTGATGATAACCCATATTTAAATGTGGCTGTGGACGATTGTCATTTAGACCTCGTATATGGATTAATAAGGAGTCATAAACCTGGTAATGTTTTAGAACTAGGTGTGGGTAGTGGTAAAACTACTGTAGTTTTAATAAAAGCTCTTAAAAAAAATGAAAATTTAAAAAAATTGACATTGGTTGATAATTGGATCGATTGGAAAGGTAATAAACCTACACATATTCAGGAACTGGAAGAGTATATCGATATCGTCGAGTCTGACGAAAAGGAATTCTTATTCTCGTGTAACAAATCGTTTGATTTTATTTTTTCTGATGCAGACCATTGGAATACCGATAAATGGTTTGATTATGTATACGATCGTATTTTATCGAATAACGGAATTCTTATTTATCACGATGTTTCTCGCGAAGAAATCTTTCGAAAACACAACAAGACTGAAATCAGGTTTTCAAATTTAGAAAATATTTTAATAAAGTGTAAACAAAGAGGTATATCGCACGTACATTTAGATAAATGTTCTACACCCGAGGAAAGATGTTACAGAGGATTTCTTGTTATTTTCAAATCACAATTGCAAAATATAACAGTATCGAATAATAGTTTATTAGTTAATAATTAAATAATTATTTTAAAACCTTAGTTAACTCAATTTAAAAAGGAAAAACCATTATAAATAAATGGAGGAGATACGCAAGTACCATAACGAGTCTAAGCGTCTCCTCATCCAATCGGCTACCCGTGAAGGCGATAGTATTTTGGATGTAGGATGTGGATTCGGTGGTGATCTCCAAAAATGGAAACACGCTGGTGCAAACATAAGTATGTGTGAACCAAACCCAGATTCACTTAAGGAGGCTAAATCACGCGCTAAGAACATGAAAATACGAGTTAACTTTTACGAGGGTGATATATTCGCGTGTCCACAAAGAAAATACGATGTTATCTGTTATAACTTTGCGTTACACTATATTTTCGAAACAAACACGTTGTTCGAGACGTCTTTATTAGCAATTAAGAATAGAATAAAACCAGGAGGTGTTTTTATAGGAATCATACCGAATTCCGATAAAATTATCATGAATACACCAGTAAAAGACGAGTTAGGTAACTATTTTCTAATGAAACACACGAGTTCAGGAAACTTTGGTGAAAAGTTATACGTCCACTTATCCGATACACCATATTACGCAGACGGACCTAAAGTCGAACCCATAGCACACAAAGATATGTTATTTACTCGTATGGAAGATTTAGGGTTCACTTTAACACTTTGGGAAGATCTTAAAGGGAACCCAGTTTCGGATCTATATAGTAAATTTAGTTTTGTATATAAGAGGTGAAACATAATATTTTTTGTGTGTTTATGATAAGATGATACTCGCATTACTTCTACTTATCATAAACGTATATATAATCATTAACACTAAAGAACCCGATAAAATAAAAGAAATTAAGAAAAGGTATAGAATACTCAGGGAACACCTCAAAAAGGAAAATATAGAAAAGTTTCAGATTATAACAAAAGAACTCCCTATAACCTATTTCAATAATATAGAGAATGGTTATATAGGTTATAATACGGATAAAGGTGGTGAAATAGGTCTGTGTATAAACGGTGAACTTAATGAAATTTTCCACGTTCTTCTACACGAACTTACACACTCCACCGTTAAAGAATATTCACATTCACCCGAATTTTGGAAAAACTATAAGGAACTCAGGGAAATAGCAATTTCGTTAGGTATATACAAAGAAATACCAGATAAAACCGAATTTTGTGGTAAACATGTTCAGGATAAATAATATATCTTATAATTATACATAAAAGATGGAAGGTCCAAGCAATTTTGAAATTGTACAAATGATACTCATTTGGTCTACAATTTATGCGTTATCTACGATACCCTTACATACCGGAAATTTCTGGGCAAACTTAACTATACTAACTTTTGTTATACCAATTTTCATTGGTAAAATAACTAAAGGTGGTCACTTTTTTGGGTTAGCGTCGCTCGATATGAAAGTATTAACCGTAATGTCCCTTTTGGGATTTTTAGCAGTTTTAAGTATAACATACATGGACGAAAGCCTTAAGAAGGAATTTGAAAATTATGGTCAATCTATAAGAAGTACCGGTATTGTTTATGGTCTTCGTATGGTTGGATTTGTAGTTGGCTTATTGATAGTTCTTCCTTTTGTTAAAAGAGAAGGATTATATGCCAATTCCATGAATAATAATGCTTAATTTAACTAATTAACATAATTAGAAGCGACATAAAATGCAACTGCGGCAACTACACCAGTTGCTGCTAAACCAATAGCACTTCTGTTCCCGTGATCGTTAAGAAACTGTGGCACAAAGTTAGCGAGTTTTTCTTGAACTGGCTTACTAATTGCAATCGCAGTACAAACAGCGACGACGAGAGCTTGAAACTGATCATCAGTCAAATTAAATGGATTTTTATTATCGGAACCCTTCTTCTCGGTTTGTTGTTGTGTAGGTTGTTGTTGCACTAACATCATTGGAGCCTGTGCTTGGGCTTGTGTCATTCGTGGATCTTGAGCCATCATTGGTGGTTCGAGTGGGGCTTCAACTTGTCCCATAATATCTGAAATAGGTGTAGAGTCCATAGTCTGTTTATTTTCACTCACATTTTTTTCAGGCATAATATTCTGCGGTTGTATAGGTGGACCATTTGGAATAAAATTTGTTGATTGGTTATTATTTAAATTAACCATACCGTCACCAGAATCAGAAAGGTTTAATGTTGGTATATCCGTCATATATTTATGTACAAGTTTTTTCATTATAGACGATAACGCATTAGCCTGGATTAATGTCGTAAAGTATAATTTGGATATAAACATCCTAATGTTTTCATAAACTTTGGTAAATCATTCAATTCGTCATAATTAGACATGTCGTGATCTATAAAAATGGTTTTTGTGTAATGACATACGTCTATCAATAATCTATATCCATCGTCACTAACTAATGTATCAGTTTTTTTATCGTTTTTTGGATATGGTGTTATAAGAGCTGGAGATGGTACTGGGAATATATTCAAAGCTGAACTCAATCGTCTAGAAAAAAGTCTAATCATTTCTTTTTAATAACTTTTAATGGCGTTGTTTTTTTAACTGTGTTTCTATCACCCATTTTCATATTACCATGTCTTGGATTAAACATCTTTTTATGTGTTTGCCAATACTGAGGTGCCCCGACCTTAAAATTTTTACGGAGTTTTGCCTTGTACCAAAACACACAATCCTCTATTCTATTACTCTTAGACGTATTATCTAAAACTAAACACTCGTAATTCTCAGTACATGAATCCATAACTTTATTGAACATCTCAAACGTTGGAAAAATACCAAAAAAGGATTTATACAACTTTTCACGATTTTGAATAATATTTTCGCGAAGAATAAATACGTAATCAACGTTTGCCCTGAGCGCCGGTGGAAGATCCATACAATATTGCATTGTAAGCATGAAAAATATCTTCCAGTGTCTCCCATTCATAAAACATTGTCTAATACACGTATCTTTCATAAACTTAGAATCGTACATACAATCATCTAAAAGGAGAAAAGTACCACAATTTTGCTTACCTGCTCCAACCAATTTCCTTTGTCTTTCCAAAACACGCTCTATAGCATCCCTATCGTAATCACCATAAATGAAAAGATCGGGAACGTACTGTTGGTAATAATGATTACCTTCTTCTGTAGCAGATAAGACTATTCCTGCTGGTAAATGTTTCTTATGATACAAAATATCTGTGACCAGGGTTGATTTACCCGTATTACGTTTTCCGATAAAAACACAAACTTTATCATCTGCCATACCTTCGGGTTTGAATTTTCGAAGTTGAAGATTCATCTAATCTAACGCCTCGTTTTAATTTGTAATATTTTACTCACATAAAGTAAGAATGGCTGGTAGAATAAACCTCGCTGTCACAGGAGCTCAGGACCAATGGTTCACGGGTAAACCCGAATTTTCATATTTCCTGATGAATTTTAAAAGACATACAAAATTTTCAGTAGAAGCTATAGAAACTCCATTCGAAGGTGATATAGATTTCGGAACATCCAACGAGTGCTTAATACCCAAAAACAAAGGTGATCTTATCCGAAGTATGATGCTTAAATTTACCTTACCAGATCCTACTAGCGCGACTTGGAGCGAAAGTGGTAAAGATCTGAGATACAAAAAATCAATAGGTTCTTCTATAATAGAATACGCGGATTTACTCATAGGTGGTCAAACAATAGAACGTTTAACTGGTGATTACATATACATGTATAACCAAATACATAATAACATGGACGATACATTACAAACACTATACTTCTTATCAGGTCACGATAATTACATTAAACAAAGTTACGATTGGGATTACAATGTTTTATTACCATTTTACTTTTTTAGACACCCAAGCTTATCTATACCAGTATGCGCTATAACAAAACAACAAGTTGAAGTTCGGGTTAAATTTAAGGAACTCAAAGATATTACCGTAAAATATACGACGAGTAATGGTGCCATAGAAGACCCACCCTCGGACGTATCTTCGTCTATTAAAAAAGTTTCACTCGTATCAGATTTCTATTTTGTTTCAGATGATGAGAAGAATTTTTTATTAACGAGACCAATTGAATATGTTATCACACAACTTCAAATGTCACAGTTTAAACTTAAAGCTGGTGAATCCAAAAAGTCAGTCATGCTTAACTTTAAAAACCCCGTTAAGGAAATGTTTTTTATGGCGGTTAGTGATGATGTATACAAGTATAATCCAATTAAACATGTTAACATGAAATTTAACAATAACACGATAATAGATGCCGATAACTTAATGTTAAGTTACGAACAACCACTCAAATATTACACGGGAACAACTAGTAACAATTTCGGTGTGTATAGTTTTTCTTTAAAACCCGAAACGTATTATCCAACAGGACAAGTTAATATGAGTAGAATAGCACACAATTTAATAGAAATCGAACTCGATAATCCAGATTCAAGTTTTGGACACAAAGTTTACGTATACGCTGTAAATTACAATGTATTACGTATAGACGCAGGACTCAGTGGTTTAAAATTTTAGTCAGTTATAATAGTAATGGCTGGTCGAGTTCAATTAGAAACATCTGGCCCACAGGACGCCTTTTTTACGGATGATCCAGAATATACATACTTCGTAAAAAACTTTCAAAAACATACTAACTTTGCACCCTTTTACCACGATTTAGACGTAGATGGAAACGTCGATTTTGGTGAAATAATTAAGTGTACTATACCACAAAACCAAGGTGACCTTATTAAAACCGTAAGTTTAAAAGTAGAATTAAACCCAATCGACCAAAGTTTACTAAGTGAAAGTGGATGGAGTGGATTCGGATACGTCGAATCTATAGGCCATGCCATGATTGAATACGCGGAACTATATATTGGTAACAATCTTATACAAAGAGTACCTAGTGATTTCTTAGCGATTTATTCTGAAAATTACGTTACGCAAACGAAACAGTCCTGTTTAGATAAACTCGTTGGTAAACCACCTACAGAATTATCAGGTACAGCCGTTTCAGATAATTCTATTTTAGGGTACCTAGGACACGCTACGACAAATCAAAAATACTTTGTTGATATACCATTTTACTTTTATAATAACCCAGAATTGGCTATACCTATATGTTCTATAGATAAACAAGAAATTGAAATTGTTATTAAACTACGAGACGTAAAAGACTGTATTTACGGAACATTCAGTGGTGATGCATCATACACAGGTGCATCACCCAAAGGACTCATTAAGAGTCTAAAAATAACAACGGAAATGGTTTCTTTAGACAAAGACGAAAAAATAAAATTGAAAAAAGAAAGAAAAGACTACGTCATAACACAAATCCAGGAAAGTCGTGATATCATAGCACAGGGTGGTGACAATTCAATAGTTGATTTTAAACATAGACTCCAATTTATAAACCCTATAAAAGAATTGTTTTTCGTAATTCAACGTAAACGTAAAGTTGTTGAAGGATTTTTCATTTCACCATTTAACTACGATTCACCTCATATGATTATAGATAACATATACACAAATTTTGAAAATCTTAAAAGTCTCGAGTTTAATCTTGGAGATTCTACTATTTTAAATGAACAAACTGGGAACGCCATAAATTTACGTGCAGTACAAAGTGGTATACACCATTCAAGAACGCAATTATTTAGAAGGTACTATTCGTACACTTTTGCTTTAGAACCAGAAAGGTGGTATCCAACAGGACAAGTTAACTTTAGTTTAATTAAAGACCAAATTTTGAAATTAAAATTATACCCAGATACATCTGCAGAAAGAGAACTTAGAGTTTACGCACATAGTTATAATATACTCCGCGTAGAGAACGGTACAGCAAAAACAATATTTAATACATAATGAATCAACAAGAAAAAGACGCCACGGAATCTTTACTCGAACAAGTACAAGAGTCCGCAATTAACATTATCCAGCCCGTCATGGAAAAATCCATGGTATTCGCAGCAGAATACGCGAAAGCTTGTGGAAGAGACATTGTTCTTAGTGAAGATCTAGAATATGCTATGAAATACTGTGCAATGAACGAAGTTGGTAAAAAAGTGGGAACACACTTCCCAGAAATTTACGAAGATGAATATGATACAGAAGAAGACGAAATTGAAGTAATTAACGAAGATGAAGAAGATATCGAATTCGAAAGATATTCGGGTAGGGAATATAAGTTTGTTAAAATGAACCTGGCCTACGATAATTGGGAAAAGTGGGTGCCGAAAAATCCATCAGAACAGATGTTAAAAAATGCTATAGATAGTAATGAACACATCAGAGCCTGAAGGATGGAAAGAAAGTTCTGATTATTTCGTTATATCAGATGATAAAGATTCGGACATTAGTGATTTTACTGATTTTGATTCTGATACAGAAACAGAATCCGAATCTAGTTCTTCAGGGTATCTTTCAAATAAAGAAGAAAAACCAAAAATGTTAAAAGGATACATGAAAAATACGAAAAAATATAAGAAAATTTTATTCGAAGATACAATATTCCCAGAATAAAATGTATATTTATAGTATAAAATATGTCTGCTCAAACTGCTCAAGAAACTGCTATGCTCGTTGCCCGTGAACTCGAGGGTCAATCTCTTAACGCGATTGTCGCTGGTTTTTCCTTCGCCGCCGCCCTCTCGTGGGTGGACTTGGTAAGATGGGTCGTTAACCAAGTTGTTAAGGTTAACAAGAACGGTGGTATGAACTACACTCTCACTGCTATTATGACAACTCTCTTGTCTATCGTTGTTTATCTCATCACATCCCGACTCTCCACCAAGGTCAACAAACCATCCCAACCAATCTTCGCGGTGACTAAGTAATTTTTGGCTTTTTCATAACAAAAAGTAAAAATATACCAGTTGCTACTACAAAAAATATAGGTAAATAAACATCCCATCTATGATTATCCTCAAATTCGGGGATACTCAAAGGTGGTGGGAGATTATCATCTCTCATCAATTTAGGTATATTGACGAACTTATCAGTAGAACATGTTACGGCTAATTTAAGTATATGATTTGCGTTTCTAAAATCATAAGGTATGAGACGATTATTACTACTATAATAAAATTGTACACGTAAACTCAATATGGTTTTCTGTGCACCACTATCGAAATTATGTTCAACAGCATCATCTACACCAGAATAGTTAATTACGTCTCCGCACATAAGTATTCTACCAGTGTAGAAAGGTGATTCTGAAAAAATTGTCTTATTAAATTCATCTGATCCACTGCTCAATTTTACGATAATAGCATCTGCACCCTGTAAATTAACACTACCCGTTGTAAGTGTATTATTTGTTGAAGTTATATCATTTGCAGGTAATCCCAATATATCATGTGGAGTTGTTTTACCACTCACATACGTGTTGTACCCATTTGTACCTGTATAAAACTTAAACGTAAAATTACTACCCCCATTAAATGTTATAGCATTTGTATCTTTATCGAAAGATGAACTCGTTAATATACCACTTGACTCCTGTACAACATTTGATGCAAGATCTCTACCATTATAGTTTCCATTAGGTATGGATACGGTTGTACTGTTAATCGTAAATGTATTATTTCGTTCGTTAATTAAGAATTGACTATTATGTATACGTGCTGATATCATAGAAATCTTAGTGACATCATAAATAGGCGATTTTAAAGTAACAACATAGTCTGCAGGATTTGGGTAAGAAATTGGATCTCTTTCACCACTATCTATGTCTAAGGTATGGACCTTCATTAAAATATAGTAGTATTATTTTAATGAGTGTTTTTATTTACATTTATTATTTACGAAAGACTATGTGCCAAGGGATTATTCGATAATTGGTTTTTAGCTATATCCAAACCATTGTTACAAACATTTGGATTAGACATACCCTTATATGCATTAAATTGATTATAATCATTATTTCTATAATTCTGTGTCCATGCACCATCTGCTGAATTAATTCTTCCATCTACACGAGATGTATCCGATCGAACAGATGTAACCATACCACCCTGGTTTAAAGCATCGGCACGAACATTCATTCGACCTGGTCCTGCCGCTCTACCCGCCTTACCTCTTCTTTCTGAAGGTCTAAAACCAAATTTCATTAATTCATTTACTGTATGCGAATCCCCATACGTTCGCTTTTCCCCAATTTTATTTGCCGGTGAAGTCATATACCCGTGAACAAATTTGTGAATATTTGGACCTGGAGCATTTTGATACGAATATGCTTCAATATTACCATCTTTCTTATTACGTGTTGGTTCTTGCGCGCGAGTAAGAGCTGAAGTAAATCTCTTTGGTGCAGCTGTACCGAGTGTATCAGTTCGCATACCAGTTTCCGATCTATTTGTAGTACGTTTTGTTTTTTCGTGTTCACCTCGTGGTGTTCTACCTGACATGCCTTGAGCGCGTCCCGCCGATGGTGGAAGACGATCTGGTAGAAACGCCGTCTTTTCTGGTCTATTATTTCCAAGTTCACCAGAAACACCTCTTCTACCACCCTTAACATCAAAGGCTGGACCAGATCGCCCTGGGAGAGTTGTTAACCTGTATGCACCAACATTTTCTGGATTTACTCTAAAAAGTTGTTGGTGTCCACCAACTGCTGGTACACTTGGATCAACACCAAGACCTGGACCAACGAGTTGTTTTTCAACTGGTGAAAGATTATTCATCACACCACCATCATACATCATTCTACCTCGCATATCTAAAACTTCACCCCCGGAAGATCTAGTTTGTTGGGAAACATCTCCAAATGAAGGGACTTCCTGTTTATTTTGATAATTTGGTTCAACAAGTGGTGAAAGTGGACCAAGATAAGCCGAATCAATTGTTATATCACGATCAGATTCGGATACAATTCTTGATTCATCTTCTATAGATTTACCATCAATTGAATATTTTTCTTCGTCAGATTTACTTAATTTACGACCTGCATAAACCAGTCCTGCTATAGCTAATATGGATATAGGGTCAGCCATTCTTAATTCTTGCTAACATTTTTATTGAGATATCTTTGCTGAAATAAACCATTTTGAACATCGGCTCGACTACTGGAAGGTTCATATGTTCTGGTTCTGAGTGGAACTTTACATTCAACATTTTGGAGTGGGTGCAAATACTTTTCGTGTGTTTTAGCTAATATTTTGTTAAATTGAGATGTAGATTGTGGTCTAAGCAAATCACTCGTTTCTATGTATTGTGCTGGTGCTCCCTTACCTGCCTTGAATGGAGCTGTTCCATAAAGCATGGTATTTGGTCTTGAAGAACCATAATTAAGAGTACTGGGCTGAGGATATACAAATACTTCTTCGGTCGCACAAACTGGTGGAACCGCTTTATCTGTAACAATTTTCATTCCTGGTTGAAGCTGATACGCCATTTTATATTATGTAAACATTTTGTTTACAAAAAATCGAGTATCAGGTGTATGTATATTTTATAAATAATTATGCCGAATGTCCAACTGCCAAACCCGAACCCCTGTGCATACCACTTCTCTTATCATCGTTTGGATCTAATCCCGCAAACGCTTCAAGTTGAACACCTCTCGCATTTGGATCACACAAACGTGGATCTTGTCTACACGTTGTTTCACCTTGTTTACCGTGTATAAAAGCATAATGTGGATCACCACCTAAACTTGTATCTGGCATTGTAACAAATTGTCTAGAAAACGCATTTCTTTGGTATTCTGGCATGGAAGACCTCGAACGCGATGGTCCATATTTAACACCGTTTGTTACTTTATTATTAACGTGTGTCTTTACAGTTGGGTAATAACATGCACTTGGTCTATTTGGTCTATCCGAGAAATCACTCATGAGTACATTTCCCATTGGATTATCTTCGGTTGGTAATTGACACGCTCCTGAAGAACCCAATTGTCCTTCCGTCGGTCTAGCTAAGGCATTTTTTACCATATCCGATTTTTCCATTATGTATAGAACACCCAATGCGGTTCCTCCTATAACAAATATACGTACGTCACGTCTAATAAGATATATAATACAAGTCGCATAAATTATAAATCGAGATGCGGCATTAATACGTTCTTCTGGTGTATGTTTAGTTGATGGCCAAAATTCTAAGATTTTATCTGATCGAATGAGTTGTTTTGGATCGTCGAACCAAGATGTCATTTATATAACATGAGTTTATTTTTTTGCACCACCCAACATGCCACCCAACATACCCTGCATAGTTTTCATCAATGCCGCTTCATCCAATTCACCACCACCTTCACCACCTTCACCACCCATTTGATCTGCACATTGTTTTGCAACAGATTCAATCATTTTTAATGTATCTGGTGGTATAGTTTTTATTGTTGTACCTAACATGTACAAAGTTTGACAATATTGCCATATAGCATCTTTCGTACTTTCCGAACACGTTGACCAGTGTTTAGAAAGTTTGACATCCGATAAAAATTCAAATTTTTCAGATTCTTTAAGAAAGAATTCTTCATCCCTTGATGATAATTTATCCGCATAAGGAGAAACATTTGCCATAAATCCATCAACAACTAATCTTGGATTTGATTCTTTCATTAAATCAAAAGCTGACATGCATTTTTTTAAACCTCTTTCTTCTGGAAAAGTTTTGTGAAGTTCCATAAGAAATTGACCCATCATTTCATTGAAAGCGGTCACGGAAGCCATTTTTTATATATAGTATGTGTGTACTATCTTTAAGTAAAGAATTTTAAAATGGTTCAGTGGATATACTTTCTTTCTTACCTAATCCGTTTGTAACTATAAAAAAAACTAAAATTGCAACAAGTGCTGCTGGTTTTGTATAAGAACTCAATTGAAGTTTACCTTCATTGTTAAGTTTTGCCTTGAAATGCACATATCCTGCTGTAATGAAACCTGCAATTATACCTGCCCATGCTGGATCTCTTAAATAATCTTCGAACTCCATTTAATATAATTGAGGTTTTTTTCTATGAGATTCGGGTGCATCTGGAAACAATACACCATCGTCTTCCTGTTGAATATTTTGTTGTTGTCTTGCACCTGTATTTATAGTTTTAAATTCGTTATCAACAAATGATTGTTGTGGAATTTGTGGTTCTTCTTCAGGCATTCCCATTGGTTCTTCTTCAGGTATTCCCATTGGTTCTTCTTCAGGTATTCCACCCATTGGTTCTTCTTCAGGTATTCCACCCATAGATTCTTGATTAGTTTCTGAATTAAATGGCTCTTCTGTAGTCTCTTCGTGTGAACCTTCAAGAATTTCCGGGTCTTCAGAATCACCAATTTCAGTTTCATTCAAATCCAAATCTTGGCCTTCTTGTGTTTGAGACATATAAGTTTGTAATATTTGTTGAACAGGTATGAGTTCCTTAACAGCATTTTCTACGCATATAGAGAAACGTTCAAACAATTTATCATTTCTCGAATGTTCATTTTGACTATCGTGATAAATATACGGATCATTATACAAAGACTCTGCAACTTTATTATGACACATTTGAATAAAAACTTCATTCGTTGGAAGTTTAAGTGATATTTTCTTATTATCTTTACTCAATCGAACAGCTGATAAAATTTTAACACAACTCACAAAAACTGCAGCAAGTAAATCATTAAACCATGCACATCTATTAGCGATATTATCCGTGTGTTGTTTGGACATGGCATCACTCCAATTTGGAACTTCTTTTAAAAGTTTTTGATACATAATAAGTACCTTTCTCCCCTTAGATAATTTATACGCTTCTTCATACATTTCTTCGAAAGTCTCAATCATAACCGGACACATAAGTAAACAAAGTTGACCCAAATATTCTCTTTTAGCTTCTACGAGTATATTGAGGTTATCCATTTATGATAAAGGGGAATTTTTTTCTATACAGTTTACCGCGCTGTCCTGTATTTATTTGCAGTCTTTTTCAAGTTTATTAGCGTCGGAAAATCTTCTAAAGTATCAGTCTCTTCGTCTTTTAATTTTTCACTTTTTACCTTTTTAGGTCTCCATGATATACACAATTCAAATTCACCAATTACCTGTACAGTAAAACCACCAATGTTCAATTGTCTTATTAAATAGTGAGTAGCCTTTGTCCTGTCAAAATGAGGGTACCCCATAACGAAAGAAGGAATTTGTACAAATAGATATTTTTGACCCATTTCAACAGATTGTCGTATTTTCTTCGAAATTTGTTCGTATAATTTCGTATAGGTTTCTTTCTTCAATCTATTACGTTTTTCAGCTAAACGTGATATTTCATCTATACTGATCATTACAATAAATGAAAATTATTATTTTTCAATTATTACTCAATTTGATTTGGTTATACCAAAAGATTCAGGTGTTACGTTCTTATCTCCGTACATGGTTTGTGAATCCAAAATCGTTTTATCAACAAACCTGTTCGTTCTTATCATATCAAGTTCTGCATTTCTAACACCGGTATAATCCACAAACTCTTTTGTTAAAGATGGATTAGTAAATACACTTATTTTATCATCGGAAGGTGGTATAACATGTAATGGTTGTGTACTCAATGATAATACAGCAACACTTGGTTTCTCTACTATTTTAACACGCTTAGCCGTTTTTAATCTTTCCAAATTTTTTATATCTCTTTTTAAACGTATTTTTTCAATTTCATTCAAGTTTGAATTATTTTGTATTCTATCTTCAATGGATTCTTCAGCTATTTCTATAAGATTATCGGAAAATTTATTTTTTGAATCACTATCAATATATCTCTGATCTTCTATATCTCTAAGTTCTATACGGGGACCTTCATTTAATACACGAATATCAGTAGAAACAGCAAAACCAAATGGAAACCCACCATATTTAACAGCTATAAACATGAACCTATAAACTGGTGTTAAATTTTCTTTATGAATATAAGATTTCACTTTTACAGTTTCAATTATATAAGTACAAAGTTTAGTCTTTCTTGAAATTTCTTTATTTGTCTGTAAAATTATTTCTTGTATGAGATCATTTGTTAATGAAATTTCACGATCACTTTCCCTATATTCTGATAAATCTATACCAGTTTCTGGTAAAACTACTTCACTCGCTTTTTTATATCCACCAAAGTACGTTTCTACCCTGGAACTGTATATAAGTATCAGGATAATCACTATAATGAAAATGATTTTATTCATATATTATTAATTTTTATTTTTATTTTTATTAAAATTGTGATTTTAATACGTTATTTTTTTATCAAATTAACTTAATATGTCCCTTTTAATATTTAGTCCACAATGTAATCATAGTTTGGATATAATTGATTATATATCAAAAAATGAAAATTTAAAAAATATAGTTTCGTACCATAATATTAACAAATTGGGTATACCACCTCAATTTAAAAATAAAATAACACGTGTACCAACACTATTAACTAAAAATGGGAAACTGTTAGTCGGAAACGAAATTAAAAATTGGCTCGAATCTATTTTACCAGTGCAGGATATAGAAATGTGTGGTTTTGGTAATTGTGATATGACGAGTTTAGACGAATCTGAAAATAATAAACAAATGTTTGGGTTAGATAGTTATGGTATGTCTCTACAACCTTCAATGACCCCAGAATTAGAAGAAAAAATAAACAGGAGTGTATCCGATGCTTATAATTCACATACTAAACAATAATTAAAGAAATAATTACTCTGTAATGTAATGAAATTAGCTACAGTTCAGGCATCAGCTATAAAATCAACATTTGAAGTTTTAAAAGATATACTAAACGATGTTAACATTTATTTTAAACCAAGTGGTATGTACATAGTAACACTTGACACGGCGAGAGCCTCTCTCGTAGATATGTTTTTAGCGGCTGATAATTTTGAAGAATACGAGTGTGAAAATGAAATAGTTGCTGGTATAAATGTTTCTAATACTTTCAAACTTCTTAAATCAATATCAAACACAGATGTTCTCATCATGTCCATAGAAACAAAAGAGTATATGAATGTAGAAATACATAGTGATACAAAGAAATCGTGTACAAAATTCCAACTCAAATTACTCGATATAAACGAAAACCAAATTGAAGTACCAGAAATGAATATGACAACAATAACCCCAATGGCATCTTCAGATTTTCAGAGAATATGCAGAGATATGTATAACATAGGTACTGACATAGAAATAACCCGAAGTTCAAATAAATTTAAATTAAAATGTAACGGTGATTTTGCTAATCAGGAAACGACTATAGAATGTACGGAAGAAAGTGAGTGTATATCGGGTGTATACTCTCTTCGATACATGAACATATTTACTAAAGCTACGGGTATGTGTTCAACTGTTCAAATTATGCAAGAAGATAAAAATAGATTTTTGATTTTAAAATATAACGTCGCAAATCTTGGTGACCTTAAATTTTATTTAGCAACTAAAGCAGTTGAGGAAGACGATTGAGAATATTAAAGTTAAGGTACACGTAAATCTGATATAAAACCAGACGTTGTATCTATAATTTTATTCATCCCCAAAGCATTTTTTATTTTTATACTAGTATATTCATTTTCTAAAGATTCTTTATCGTAATATAACATGTCACTTATTTTAATGTCCTTTTTACCGTAAAAATCACATCGAGGTCCAGAATACCTTTTAATTTTACTTAATATATCCTTTACAGGTTTATCATACGAATCAAGCAAAACTGCACTCACGATTGGTATGCTAAATACTATACCAGATGTCTTTTCTGGTGGCCATTTATGATTCATATCATATGTCAAGTACTTATACATTTTACCATTAAACCAAAATTTTATACGAATGACTGTCTTTAAAACATTCTTTGGTATACAAGTATCTTTATAATTAACGCCGTTTAAATCTTTATAAAAAGATTCAGTCTCCCCATCCCATTCATAATATTCACTTTTCCAAAAATCGTCTATTTCTTCCGGTATCACATTATTATCAATATAATATTCCATCGATTGATCTACAATTTCATAATCTGGTTTCAAAATAATTTTTTTTACTGTATCATATACCCATATTATAACATTAGTTAAAAGATTAATTATCATATTAAATAATATATATGGAAGGTAATTTTTTAAGCCGTTATAATAATAAAATAGACATTTGGAAAAAGTCCATAGAAAGTGACCCGTCTAATAAATCTATGTACGAATCTGAAATGTCAAATTATATAATACAGTGTATGCCTTATATGAAACAGTATACAGATGAAACTAATAAGGAAGTAACTACAGATAATGTATTTAATTGTAAAGAAACATCTGGATTACAAAGAAAAGATATATTTAATGATTATCTCGCCATAGTAGAGAAAGTCAATGTAGATAGACCCATAGAGAAAATATCGGAAAAATGTCCAAATTGTCCAGATAGCCGAGTATACCATTTTACAGATTCGAGTGACCTTGTTTGTGAAGGGTGTGGTTTAATCATAGCAAAACTAATAAGCGAAGAATTAACGTATAGAGAAGAACAAGAAACGTCCGAAAAAATAGTAAACTATTCGTATAAACGAGAAAATCACTTTAACGAATGGTTATCACAATTCCAAGCGCAAGAAACAACAAACATACCAAAAGAAGTTGTAGAAGAACTACGTAACGAATTAAAAAAGATTAAAATCAAAGTTGTTACTGAAATTACACATGCACGTGTTCGAAGTCTTTTAAAAAAACTAAAACTCAATAAGTATTACGAACACGTTCCTTATATAACAAATATTCTTAGTGGTATATCACCACCAAAAATGCCACAAGAATTAGAAGAACGGTTACGTATAATGTTTAAGGATATACAAAAACCATTCGATAAAAATTGTCCTACGGAAAGGAAAAACTTTTTAAGTTACTCGTACGTACTATACAAATTTTGCGAACTCTTAAGTGAAGATAAATATTTAAAATATTTTCCACTTTTGAAATCCAAGGAAAAGTTATACCAACAGGATGTTATATGGAAAAAAATATGTAACGATCTCCAATGGGAATATATACCAACAATCTAGTATAAATTAATTCTCCGTTTATATAAATGGATAATTATACACCACCACGATCAACACCACATAATTCGAGATCTGGTTCATCAAATAGCGATAATAGCATAAATAACATAATACAACGGTTTCGTCGTCAGATTAGAGTCCGTCCAGGATCAGCAGCAATCAGGCAAAGAGTATCAGACAATGCATCACCGTTAGTAAGACACCACGAACATGTGCGATCAAGACTTAAACCACTTATATATAGACCCATACCCGAACCCAAACAAATAATAGAAAAAAAAATTATTTGGAAAAAGATAAATTTACCAGATAATAAAAATAATAGACAAGATATTATAACGTTTAAAAACCTAAAATCGGGTGATAAGGTCATACGTTTAGCAAATCATAAGTTTATTAAACAAAGTACTTTAAAGAATCTGATAAAATCACAATGGAACAAAAACTACTCTATCAAACAACTTTATAGTTTAAGAAATCAGAATAGACTATTCAAAATACATCCTTTGCGTAAAAATAATAAACGAGAAAGTATTGAATTTGTAAAGTTTAAGTAACATTTAAAGAAGAAAAACACTTAAATACATAATGAACGATCCTTATTATAATTTTTGTTTAGAAGAAATCAAATTCTATACAGAAAAGATCAACGAGATTATAAAAGAAGGACTTAAGGACCCTAAGTCGTATTACGAAGAATCTAAGAGTGATTGGAAAAAAATATACCAAATGATACCAATCATGTATTTAATGAATCAGGTTAATGAAAATGAAAATGAAAAGGAAAAAAATACTTTCATACCCTCCTTACCGTAAATTTTATGTGTATATTATAATAATGGGTGAACGTACTATTATAAAAAACGGAAAAAATAATACGGAATTAACAAATAAAGAAAAGAAAATTCAAAAAGAATTTAATAAATATTATTTTACCAATACACCAAAACCAACTCCAAAACCAAAACCAAAACCAAAACAAAAACCAACTCCAAAACCAACTCCAAAAAACAAACAAAAACCATGGTGGGAACAAGAATTCAAACATGCTAAAACAAAAAAAGAACTTCGAAAAAAATTCATTCAAGCTTCAAAAGAATTGCACCCAAATAAAGGTGGTACAAGCGCTAATTTTAATAAAATGTTTAAATTATACACTAATCTATCCCAACGTACCTAACTTCCAATTCCGTGTTTACTGTTGGTGGAAAATTGATTAGGTATGAGTGTCTAAGACCAGTTAAACGAAGGTAGTTTTGAGCCTGTGTTACCATAACATCAGTTACATTCTTAACAGATTTGAGTTCGAGTACGGTTTCACTATTCAAAATCAAATCTGCGCGTAAGTTTCCAACAATGTGACCCATAAACTTTATAGGAACTATTCTTTCGGATTCGTACGGAATTTTTTCGCTTCTAAGTAAGACTTCCATCGCTTTATGATATACACACTCGCTATAGCCGGGACCCAAGTTCTGGTATACGGTTTCGGCATATTCTCTAACCATTACTTATATAAAAATCATTCTCTTTATATAAGTAATCTATTAATCATCTTTACTGGTCATAGTTGGGTTAATATTTAATTCAGGTATTTCTTCTTTTATATCTATGACATATCTACTTCTATTATCAGTTGGTGATACAGTAACAATTCGACATTTATTCGTACTTACCATACTTTGATTTTCAATTCTAGTTGGTACAGTTATTGGTGTACACAGTAACATCCACATCTTTTAATTTATAAAAATATTTAAAACCCAAGTCAATATCTGATACTTTAAAATATAAAACTAAAAATGAAATCTATCTGGAAAATGTGCGAAAACGGCGAACTCGACGAATTAAAAAAACGTCGTAACGAAATTGATGAGATAATCGAAGAACTCCCAAAGGATGGTGATGATTTGAGAGAAGATGAAGACGATATAAGTTTTGCTGCGGCATTCTGTAAAGATCACGATACGGCTTTAGAAACATTTAAATATTTATACGAAGAGTGTGGTTACCCTAGACATTGTGTACATTACGCTATGGTCGGAGCAGCCGCATCAAGAAATGCGAAACTTATCAATTACATATATAATGACATCGACGAACATGAAAAAGAAGATTTTATAGGTGATCTAGAAGATGAACTTGCGATGACGGACCATCCTAATCCAAATGTATTCGTAGAATACGCTTTATTAGAGTTGAATAAAGTTTAACTAGTTAAAATTTTAATAATTAATAAAAGTAATGAGACCACAACCTTTTGTAAACAAATTTATCCGCTCAACTATACCTAATACTATTAATGCCCAACACCTAGCAATCATCATTTCTTATAATGGTCCAAGATTTCAAACGTCTATTTCAAGTATAGATATACACGCTTCACCTATTCTTTCGTATAACTATAATCTCGGGTACGAATCTTCAAATGAATTATTACCAGCACTCGAAAATGGATATATTCACCCCATATCTCTTTTTAATTTAAGTGGTCACGAAGGCGTTTGGTCTGACCTTAACGTACTAAACTCGATTGTTGATAAAAAATATGTTTTTTACAATGATAAAGTTTGGTCTCGTGATGAATATTATTCGTGTATAAGTGACTTTTTATCACACTTAAGAATGAAGTATTCTTGGTCCGGAGTTATCGATAGTGATTGTGGATTTTATAGTCCATCTACACGCAATCACGTAAAGAAAAAATCTGAAACTGAAAAAGCGGCGGAATCCATTATGGAAATCATAGATAAAAATTCACAAAATTTACCCGAAGGTGACTATTTAAAAATGTGTGAAATTTTAAGTAAAATTAGAAAAATTTAATTTTATTTTTAGAGTTTATATACGGGTATTTAAATTATTTTCTTCTTTTATATAAATGAATAATAATAATAAATTTAGAAATAAAGCTAAGAAGTTAGAAAAACGTTACAAAACTAGACTCACAACGCCATTGACTAA